GTGAAGTTTCCATCATTGTTAGATGTGTAGTCATTAATAATTCTATCTGTTCCAGCGTTGTCACCATTAATAAAACAAATATAAGCACCCTCTATCTCGTCCTCATCTAAACCTTTTAAAGCCCTAGATACAACTGTCGTTGTGCTACCACTGTTTGCTTTTGCTACATAGTCAGCTATCAGCAAAGGTGATGCTATTACAATGTCTGCGTTAGTTATTGTAGGGAATGCCATTATTTAACCTTATTTAATTTTAGAGATTTCAGCTTCTCGAAGTGCTTCAAGTGCATCTAATTTAATTGCATTTTGCTCTCTTCTTTTAGCTTCTGCTTCTAGAACTGGAATATGCTTTTCACTTTTAGCTGTAACAGGCTCACCATCTTTAAACACATATAAAGTGTCCTCAATTTGAAAGTTCCCCGTACCAAACATTTTTACTTTTTTTGATGCCATTATTTTCCTTTAAACAAAAAAGGGAGGTTTGAGACTCCCTAAGAATTATGCTCCAGTGATTAACTGTACTGCATTTTGGTCAACGATACCGTAATCATAGATACCATACCAACCGTAGTTCCGTTCTCTTCCAAGTCTGTCTGTACCCTCAACAATAGTTGTGTCCGTTGCTACTGATTCAGATTTACCAAGACCGTTATCACCGTAACAAATTACAGTTCCCGCTGTTACTGCATTGTCTTCAATGATAGTGAACCCCTCTAATGCTCCAACTTCACCAGATAAAGCATTCTCTGGATTCTTATATTGAACGATAGCTGTGTAAACATCTTTGATGTCTTCTACTTGTGCAGGATTAACTCTTGCTCTGTATTTCCCATCTTGGAATGGTAAAACACCAGCAGTTTTTAATGCTGTATATCTAGACCTTAAATCTGTTTTTGCTAATGTTCCAGGAGTCGCAGCAGCAGTTGAGTTTGTACCAGCTTCTAATACTGCTACACCTCTTGCATTTGGTGACTCTTGAATATTAATACCAATAAGTTTTGCAGCACCTAAGTCTGCTTTACCATCTGTTGCTGCACCTGCTAGTCTAGTAGTAGTGATAACATTCCCATACTCTTTAGGCGTGATTGTAACTTTTGCATCAGCCATTGATACAGGTGTTACATCTGTTCCATCCGTTAAAGCTGTTGTAATTGGTGATAGTTTAGTATAAATAGTAAATTCATTTGAACCACCATTAATTGAACCACCTAATGTAACTGAACCGTCTGCATCTAATGAAGCTTGATTTTGTCCTGAAACAATAACTGCTTGATCATAAATAACTACTTGAGAATCATCAAGTGTTGCGTTTGTTGTAATTGCCATTTTTTATTCCTTAAATTGAATTTTGTAATTTCCTCAATTCTTCAAAAGATAAACCTTGAACTTTATCTGCTAAAGTTTTAGCTTGCCCTCCAGAATTTGAAGAGTTATCAGTATTAACTGATTGTCCAAATACAAAAGGTTTAGATTGTTTCAAAGTTTCAATAAATTGCTCTTCGTTGTAATCTTCACCATTTTGCACTTTGCTTAGTTCTAGAGCAAAATAATCAAGTTCTTTCACGCCGTGCTTTACAGCAATAGCATTTAAAGTTGCTTGTTTATTTTTTGCTTCTAAATCTTGAGCTAACTTTTCTTTTTCAGCATTTAAAGTTGCTAATTGTTCTTGAGCCTTTTCTAATTCAGATTTCGAAGCTTCTTCGTATTCTTTGTGCTTATCAAGGACACTTTTTAAAGTATCTACATCTGGAATTCCAAGACTTTCTAATAAATCTGCTTTAGCTTTCTCAGCACCTTTAGCGTACTTTTTGTTAATTAAATCGTTTAATTGCTCTTGCGAAATATTAACATTCCCATCTGTTGGAGTAGATGTGTTCTCATTACCACTATTTGGTTGGTTTGTGTTTTCCATAGGACTTCCTTATATAAAGTAGTTAGTGATTTCTCACTGTAGTTATTATAGACTAAGTTATAAGGTTTTGTCAATAGTTAGGCACATATAGGATGTGAATAAGTGGGATTTAGAGTACTTTGCTTATCTCTTTTTTTACATTAGAGTGAATTTTTTTCTCTTCTTTGTCTGATAGCTCGAAAAACTTTCTACCATTCAAATAGTTATATTTAGCTCTTTTTCGCATATCATCATCATCAAATTTTATTCTTAGAATATTGTCATCACTTTTCTTTTTGGTTTCAAATGTAATGGATCTTAGCATATCACCCGATAATTCAAACATAGCTTTTTTCCCTAAATCTTTTTTGTAAGACTGATATGCTTTATTTAGTTTCTTAAAGCTTCCACCATCTGCATTAGTGCCTTTTTTAATTCTTTTTTTCATTGAATTAATGGCACCATAACCACTAAGGCTCAGCCCTTTATTGATTGCTTTATCTATCGCTTTTGCTTTAGCTTTTATGTTTGGAGTTTTAGTTATTTTCATTAAACCTTGTAGCCCTCTTCTAAAGCATCTTCTTTATACATAGGTATGAATGTATGCCTACAGTTCCATTTTCGCCTCTTATCGCTTTCTAGCTTGTTTTTTTCGCTAGTAGAATAAGCTTTATTTGCTTTTAGTATATGCTTACAAAAATCTCTAGTTACTTTGTCCACATCATTACCCTCATAAACCCATACCACATCTTCATCATCTTGGAACTCTTCTACTCTTTGATTAATCACTGCTTGTCTATAATCATTAATTCCTGTTGATGCATAAGTTTTAGCATAGCTTTGATATTTAGTACCTAATAGCTCAGCCTCCATTGACTCTAGCAAATCTGCTTTAGTCTTACCTGCCAAAATATTGTTATAAAGACCTTTTTTCATAGCTAAGCCTTTGTCCATTCCTATTCTTTGTAAGTCTTTTATTTGAAGTTTTTTAACTACTAAGAGTCTATGTTTTTGGTCTGGAGTAAGTGTTTCCAATAACCCTGCTTCATCTAATATTTTACTTATAGAGCCTTGCATATCATCTAGAGTATTTACATATCTTTGAATTAAATCATTATATCCCGACTCTTGAAGTATATCAGCCCATATAATATCAAAATCTAACACATCATCTATGTTAGCATTAATAATCTCAACTGTTGCCATTGTGTTTATTTTTTTAAATATACCCTCTAATCTTTTATCAAATTTAGAGATATACTCTTCCATCTCTTGTTGGTTTGCATTGATTAGGTTTGATAAACTCATAGCTTAGCAATGTCCTCTAAAGGCTCAATGTCTGCTGTTTTCTTATATGCTTTATTTCTAATCTCTAAATTGTGTTCATATTGTGCTTTAGCTTCTTCTTCATTAATGCTTTTTTCTTTCATTAATATCTGGATAGGATTAATAAGCCCTAAGCTCATTTCTTTTTCATAAACATTTACAGAAGCTTCTCTACTCTCTGGATAAAATGGTTTAGTTATTTTTATATTAAAATCACCTGCATAGTTTTTGTTATTTATTTTTCCAACCAATACTAATAATTCATTTAGCTCATTTTCATATTGAACAAAGTCATCTTGCTGGTTTCGTGTAAACTCATCTAATCCAGCATTTTCCATTAGTTTACTAAATCCAGATGTTACTTGTGATGTTAAATTAAATGAAGATGGACTGATATTATAATTTAATGCTACCTTTTCAGCTGATGCATCTATTGTTCTTCTTAACTCTTCTAGGTTTGCTTGTAAATCTAATAAATCTATCTTTACATCTTCACCTTGAGCTGTTAAGGCTGTTGCAGGATCTAGCATTTGACCATTTAAAGCACCAATATTATTCCCTGTAACCACTAATTGTTTGAATGACTGCCACTTAATAAGATAATTTTTGAATGTACTATAAACTGCATTATCTAAAGTGATATTAATCATATCATCACCACTATACATATCAAAGAATTCATCATCTCTAAATCCATTTTGCATAAACACAAAAGGTAAAGTGCCGTATGGATTAGAATCACCATTATTTATAGACTCTTTTTTAAACTCACCTTGATTATCATAAATTTTATAATAATGCTCTGTATCTGACCAGTAAGCCCATCTTTCGCTATCTTCTTTTTTATCTACATAATACTCAACTGCTTGAGGCTCATTATTTTCATCAAGTGCAACTTTTGTTCTATGTGGAAGTCTAAATATTAACTTAGGGATGTCTTTTTTAGTATTCCAAGCAACCTGTAACAATACATCATTAAATGCGTTTAAATAGACATTAGCTTGATTCATTGTCTTATTTAATCTAATTTTTGAGTAGATGCTGTTTAACTCTTCGTTTGCTATTTCTCTATCTACTCCAAAGTCATATACTCTTGATATCCTCTCAACCAAAGTGGTATAAATATTGTTAGTTAAATCTAATTGCTTATCTATTTTAATTTGTGAAGCTTTTTCGTAAATTTCTTTTAAGCGGTCAAGCACCTGATCTTTAAAATTATCATTATACATTTGGTATCTTAGATAAAATTTATCTTCTCTTGTCATTGTTCCGACAATATTCTCTTTTTGAGTAACTGCTTTTTTTAAATTAACACCCATTAGTATTCCTTTTTCAAATATTATAACATAAAACTATCCGAAGCTTAAAGATATATTATTTACTTTTGTTTTGCTAAGTCCAAATAACCTATGTATTGGATATGTTCCTGCATCATTGTAGTCATCTATTGTACCGGCACCTGTAAACTTCTCTGGTACTGAGTTTTCATCATATACTTGCTTTATTTGTGCCTTAGTATAATTAGGACACTTTGTGGTATTTATGAATAATGTACCATCAATATATTTATCATTAGTAGCATTAATCCTATCTTCTATTCGTGGATTTTTCTTTGGTGCATTAATTCTAAAACCTGCATCTTGTAGAATACCTATATCAGACCTTGAAGCATTTGTTTTATTACTTCGACCTGATGCATCTGGAATAATCTCTACTTGATGACCTTGATATTTCTCTAGTAAGTTATCTCTTAGCTCAAAAGTATCTTTAGATATAAACTCATCAACCGCAAACATATTATCACCCTCTCGCACATATACGATAGATACACAACCACCGATATTAAAATCTTGACCAATTATTAAAGCTTCATTTGGTAGCATCTCTCTATTGGTACTATGAATATTTCTATCAAATTTATATACACTTCCAGCTTCTGATGTCTTATAATCACCTAGCCAAATATGTGGATATGTTTCAGGTTTAGCTTCTTTGTGTCGTTTAGCTTCATCTGTAACTGTATCTGGAAGTAATTTGTTTGTATCATAGTTAGAGTGAACTAAAATACTATTAGTTTCATTTAGCTCTTTAAAAAATACTTCTATTGGATCGTCTTCATAGGTTGGATTCCAACTAAACCAAAGCTCACTATTCTCAGTTCTAATTGTTGGTATTAGTAGCTCTAGCGACCTTGAAGATACAGACTGTGCTTCTTCTACCCAAGCAACATCAAATCCCTCTAGGGACTTAATAGATTCTGCTGTGTGGTCTTGCATACCTTGAAATATAATCAAGCTCCCATTAACGCCTCTTATCTCATTTTGAGTAATTACAAATCTGTTGCTATAGCCATTCTCAGCTATCTTATCTTCTATAAGTTTTTTTGCTGAAAATTTTAAAGACTTCTGTATCTCTCTAATACATACAACATTAAAGCTTTGATATGTAACGCATAGCTTTACTATACATTCTGCGAAGAAGTGAGATTTTCCAGAAGCTCTTCCACCTTTGGCACCCTTGTATCTTTTTGGTACTGTTAGCGGTTTAAACTGTTTTAGTAGTTTCAATCTTCAAGAGTCCACTTTGCTTTTTCCAGCCCTAGTGTTCCACTTATTACTTGCTCTACTTTTTCAACATATCCTCTCCCCTTGCCTTTTGTCTTCAAGAAGAAAATGTTTGCAGTAGTGTCGCCATCTTTTATTTTTTCCATTAGTTTAGTTTCAGCAAAATCAATTAAACCCTCGTGACAATCGTGTATTAGTTTTTTAAATGTCGAGTTCTTACTCATCCAATTATAATAAGTTTGTCTATCAATATTTACTTTTTGACAAGTATGTTTTATATTACAAGCATTTTTTTCAAAGACCTCTACGAAGTTTTTTTGATTTTGATTTAGTTTTGGTTTATCTTCCATCTGTATCCTTTTTTATATTATATCATATTTGTTTCATTTTATAATAGCCACAATCTAAAGCTACATCCATTTTGCTATATTCTGTTGGCTCATTTAGTGTTACCATTCTCAATGAACAATGTGTTTCTTTATTGTGTATTTTTGACCAGCTACACTCATTGCAGTTATATTGTGTTGGTTCTTTTTTCTTTTTCTTAGCCATAATAAGAAGCTCCTAGAAGCTCCCTATATACCTAACATAAATTTAAAGCATTTAGTATATTTTAATCACCCCGTGGTGAGTTGTGTTAAAATCATTTTACAAAGGAGGGGTCGGCTTTGTGTTGCTACCGACAATCCTAATTGTACTCTTTTTCTATTCTCATCTGAATATATTTGATCGCTTTTTCTAAATCCTGTTTACCGTTTTTCTTACTTGCCCTACAAATATATTTGATAGCATTCCCTGTAAAGAAGTCAAGCTTATTATCGTATATAAAATCACTTGGTGCTATAGCCATATCTACATAATGTGCAGGACAATTGACTTCATCATATACTTTGCTCTTCCCTGCCATTGCCTTTGCATATCCTGTTAAATTAGTTTCCATCTATTCTCTCCTTTGCTATATTGAAATAATTCTCATCTAATTCTATTCCTATAAAATCTC